AATCAGTAGTTAGTAAAGGATTTGCTAGTTTACCTTCAAGATGAAAATCTCCATCTATTCTAATTGTGTTTTTGGATAAAGAAAGGGGAGATGTACTCTCCCCAATTCTTATGGGTTTTTGATGCTCGTCTAAAAAACTATCCTCTCCTAATAATATAGGATTTCTTCTATTAGGTTCAAAAGAACCATCAGTAATAGATTGTAATTGAGGTAGACGAGCTCTTGGCATTACTTGCCTTTCATTTTTTCAACAATAGGCTTTATAATCATATCAAAAATCACATCATCTTTTTTAGAAGGGCTTAGTTTTACTACCTTCTCAATGACATAAACTGCTAATAGTACATATTCCCAATTTGATGTTAAGAATCCCATAATATCTCCTTATTTTTTAGATTTCTTTTTTACTCTTTTTGCTTTACTTCCACATCCTGTGCAAACAAAATCTGCTTTAGGATGCGATAACTTTTTAAGGATTGCAATGTCTTTCTCTACTTGTTCTATGTATTTGCCATATTTACTGATGTTCTTTTGCAATGATTTAACTTGCCTATCCAATTCATTTGGTTCTTCTACATACTTTTTTACTTTGTCTAACTTAAATTCTTTTAGTAGTTTTTTTACTACAATCTCTATAACTTTTTTGACTATCAATCCCTGTATCATTGTTTAATACCTAACCAAGTTAAAAAAACTCCAATAATCACTATAGTTGTTTTACCTACACCCCTAATCCATGAAATTTGATTTTCGTTTTCTCTAACTCTACCATTTAATCTTAATAAATGTTTATTATTATCATTAACCTTTTCTTTAATATGTTCTATATCAGAAGATATTCTAGTTAAATGAATAGTTATATTATTTCTATATTCTTCAGTATTACTTTTTTTCATCTTTATATAACTTTGTTATAATGTTTACTAATGATTTATAACTGCTCTCAATTCCTTTTTGACCTAGTTGCATTAGCTTTTGTTGGTCAATTAATTTTATTATAATACCTTCTACTCTTGAAAAAGACTCTCTTAATTCTTTAGATAATTCTTCCTGTATGTATTTGTTCTGCTTTTGTATGAACCACCAAAATGCTGCAGCAACAACAAGAGGCACACCATATCTTTCTAACAGCTCTAACCAATCCACTATTTCTCACTTCCGTCAATATACTCGCCCCAAAGAGTAGTTCTTCCATTTATTATTTCTACCACTTCTACTTTAAAATCTCCATTGCTAAAAAAATCAATGACAGCAAAAGCATGATTCCAATTATTTAGATTGCCTCGCATCCATTTATTCTTATCTGAATTTGTATCTTTTAAACAACCTAAACTCCAAGCACTTTGTGTGCCACCTAAACCTGTTTCTGTAAATCTTTGCAAGTCATGTGTATGACCATACATTATGTTTTCTTTATATGCTGATAAATGTTTTTTAGCATGATGTATTGGTACGTAATCTCCATGAGTAAAATTTAACTTACCAATCTTTAATTTTTTATCAGATATGTATTCCCAGTATTTATATCCACGACTTTTTAAATTAAGTGCATTTGCAGTCATATACTGTGAAAGGTAAGGATGTTTGCTAACAAATTCATCTAGCCATAGTTCGTGATTACCTTGTATAAAATGTCTTTCTTTGCAATCAACTTCATCTAAAACCTCATCTATTTCATCCATTCCATCATTAACAGATTTAATTTCTTTATCTAGCATTGGAATTAAAACCTCTAATGGTGGTTTTTCTTTATTCTTCCAATGATGTCTGCTAAATAATGACCATTCTCCTGTATCGCCTAAATCAATGTATATATTTGGTTTTATTTGTCTTATAGCTTTACAGACTACATTGATAGCTTTTTGGTCATGTAATGGAAAATGTTTGTCAGGCGTTACTATAGCCCTTTTTTTTACTGCATATTGATTTTTAGGCATAGATTTCCTTAAAATTTATTAAGATAATTTAATGTAAAATCTTTTAAAATCCTAATTAGCTAGTGCAGCTATTCTATTGCTAAGTTCTTTTGCTCTATTAGGAGTTTGCCTAGCCCATTTAGAATCTAACATTTCTTTTGAGGCTTCATCATATTGCTCTGTTTCTAAATAATAAATTGTTTTTTTAAACTTAGAAAAACCTCTTACTCCTAACTGATAACACATATTAGTAACAACAGACTTTACTTCATTTGGACTTTCTTCAAACCAATCAAAAGTAGATATAATTCTTTCTAGTAAGTTTTGTATTTTTCTCATTAGTATAAGCTCTGCTATATCCTCATCTAAATATAAATCTTTTATAGCAAAGCCATATCCTATAGTATCAATGCCCTCAGTACACTTATATACTTTAGGTTTAAAACCTTCATGCTTTTTTATTTCTTTTAATAACTCCATAATATTCCCCTATATACAATAAAGGGGTGTTGCCACCCCTTTATTATTTGATTGATTATTAGTTCAATTAGACGTTTTTAGATAAACCAATAATTCTTCTATCACCTGCTGTAGCAGAATTTCTTACTGCACAGCCATAGATAGCATCTACTGTAACTAAATCAGATAAGTATCTATGTTGATATGATTGTTGAACTCTTGGAGCTTGAGCTGCTGCATAATAAAGAGCTGAATTATGAATACAGAAACCTCTTAATATGTCATCATTTGTACTATCGTTAGTATCAAAACCTGTCCAAGCTGTAATGCCTTTGTCATTATCTGCAGATACACTTGCAACATCTAAATATGGAGATTGTGAAACCACAACATTCATACCTAAAATATTACCTGCAACACCTGTAGAAGCAAAACCTGCACCTAATGGACCTGCAGTTCCTCTAACAAAACCTGCACCTGAATCTAATGCTGCTAAAGAAGCATATAAAGTTGGACTTAAAACCATTGTCCATCCTTCTGCACTTCCTGTTTCAAGTATTACTGCTTTAAATATATCATCAATATTAGATGTTGATAAAGCATCTCCTACTTCTAACATATCAACAGTATCTTGTGTAGCACCACTTGTTCCACCATGAGCAGTTGTTAAATTATCTACAACTTTATACATTAAGTAATTATCTACACCTCTACCTATTGCATAAGCAAGTTGGTCAGAATACAAGTTAAATAAATTGTATGATGACTGTGCTTTTAAAGCATCAGGTATAAAAAGTGAAGTTACTTTATGTTGGTCTATATTTAATGCAGTTTCTGTTGCAACCATTGAACCATCTGTTGTTACATCTGCATCAATAGCAGTTCCTTGAGAAACTGAAGCTAATGGTGTAACACCAATATGTGGTAAATGTATTTTATCAGTACCATTTGCTTCTGATGATAAGTCATTTGCTAAAGGTAACATTACTGTATTTGTTCTAAATTTATCAAGAATTGCTTGCCCCCAAACCTCAGGCACAAACTCTTGACCAACTGAATCTGCTGCTGCTGCACTAGCACCACCTTGCAGCATATTAATATCTAATGGGTCGCTTATGTTTGCCATTTTTTAAACTCTCTTTCTAGCTATTTTTTATAGCTCTTTAGAATGTTTTGCCAATTTGCAGCCTTTTCATCATTGCTCATTTCAGATAAAGGTTTTTTAATAACACTTTCTCTTGCTCTGCCAACAACTTCAGGTGCATTTGGCTTAACACTTTTAATTTTATTTGTAATATACTCAAGAGTTTCTAAATCTATTTTAGATAAAGATTCTCTATCTTCTTCAGGATGAGATTCTAATAAAGAAGCACGTCTATTGTTTTCATAGGAAGACCATTTTTCAGCATTAGCAGATAAACTTTGATTTTCAGAAGATACTTTTTCATACAATGCTTTAAAATCTTCTTTTTCTTTTAGTTTAGCTTCTTCTTGCTGTGCAAATTTTTTTTCTAATTCAATAATACGAGCCTCAGCATCCTGTGCTCTTTTTCGATACTTTTTGCTTTCTGCAATATACTGCTCATTCGAGCTAGGTTGAGTAGTTTCTGTAGCAGGACTTTCACTTACTGTTTCTGTCATTGCTTGTGTATTTTCTTCGGACATACTGCCCTCCTTTTTGTTATAAAAAGCTGTTATTATGCAAATTTTTGCATAATTTACGCATATAACTTAAATTAAAGTTAGAAATTTTGCAAATTTTTGAATAACTCGCAATTAGATTATAAAAAGAAGTGGTTTGAATATATGGGGTATCAACCTCATTATGGACAAACAAAGTTACACTATCCTACAAAAGATAGTGCAAGGTTTTTTGTCATGGTATGTGGTAGAAGATTTGGAAAGACTACAGCCTCAGCAATGGAAGCAACTTATTATGCCTCTCAGCCTAATAAAAAAATATGGTTAGTAGGATTATCATACGATAAAGCAGATTTAATGTTTAGAGAGGTTTGGAAAAATATGGTAGTTGGTCGTGCTAATGATGTAGAAAGAGCTTCTGAAAAAGAAAGATTTATAAAATTTAAATGGGGCACAACTGTAGAAGCTAAGTCAGCAGACAATCCTGATTCTCTTGTAGGAGAAGGTTTAGACTTACTAGTTATAGACGAGGCTGCTAAAGTAAAAAGGCGAATATGGGATATGTATTTATCGCCAACTCTTTCTGATAGAAAAGGGAAGGCAATATTCATTACAACTCCTGAGGGATTTAATTTTGTTTATGATTTATTTCTTTTAGGAAAACAAGATGATTTATGGGAATCTCATCAAGCCCCTTCGTGGGATAACCATTTTGCCTTCCCTGAAGGTAAAAAAGACCCATTTATTCTTGAAAGAAAAAGAAATATGAGCAAGGAAGTATTCGACCAAGAATATGGTGCAAAATTTACTTCATTTGCAGGTCGTGTATATCCTTTTGAGAGAGATTTAGATGTTGGGAATTTTCCTTATAATCCTAATCTACCTACTTATTGCTCAGTAGATTTTGGGTATCGTATGCCTGCTGTTGGATGGTTTCAATTATATAGAGTAGGTGGTATGTGGCACATTAATATGATTGATGAAATTATTCATAAGCAAAATATAAAAACAGATGAGCTTGCTTTAAAAATTAAGGCAAGACGTTATAATGTCCTTAAATATTATGGCGACCCTGCAGGTATGCAAGCACAAGGACAATCAGGACTTGGAGATATAGAAATTTTTAGAAAAAATAATATAGTTATACACACAAAAAGAGATAAGATTTCAAGAAATATATCTTCAGGAGTATCTCATGTAAGAAGTTTTATAGAAAATGCAAATAATCAAAGATTTTTTCATGTAGACAAAAAATGCACAGGTATGATGGAAGACTTAGAAAACTATCGTTATCCTGAAGCTAAAGAAGGACAAGACTTGAAACCTGAGCCACTAAAAGACGGTTATCACGACCATTCTTGCGATATGCTTAGGTACTTTTTTATAAATCAATTTCCAATTAAAAATAGACAATTCAAAGTGAGGACAAGATGATGAACATGACAGTAGAAGAAATTATAGCCCAATCGGTCAAAGAGGCTAAACTTCAAAATCAAAGAGAAAGAAGAAATTTAGTAAGAAGAATGTTAAATTATTATGGGGGTAGTAATACAGAGCAATATATAGACCCCTTTTTTAATTCAGCAGCATTTCAAGAAATACCACCTTATAATGCTAATTTTACAAGAAGATTTATAAATAAAATGAGTAGAATATATACAGTAGGAGCAAATAGAAATGTAAGTCCTCAATATGACCAATTAACAATCAAAAAAGATGCTAGAATGAAGCACGTTGAAAGAATGACTAGGCTTCTTGGAACAGTTGCAACACAAGTTATATATAAAGAATCACATGGAATACCACATTTTGATTATAGACCTGTCTATTATTTTGACGTTCATTTGGAAGACCCTTTTACACCCTCATCAATTATGTATCCTATCTTAATGCACACAGATGATATTTCTGATATTTCTAAATTAGAATATGCTTATTGGGATAATGAATTATATATACAATATGATGAAAAAGGTAATATTTTAGAGGAATATGAACATGGATATGGTATTATGCCATTTTTATTTACTCATAGAGAAGAACAAATAGATGAATTTTTTGTAGATGGAGCAATGGATATAGTTGATTGCAATGAGCAAGTTAATATAGCAATGACAGAGATGCAACTTGGTTTAAGATTTCAAATGTTTGGTCAGCCATTTATGACAGGAGTTGATAGTGATAAAAGAATAGAAAGAGCAGGTTCAGACCAAATATTAGACCTTCCTGAAGGTGCAACTTACAATATTGCAGCTCCACAAGGTGATATACAAGCTGTAATAGAAAATATTAAGTTTCAATTAGACCTTGTAGCACAAAATAATCATTTATATGTACAATTTGCACAAGATGGTGGCGAAACTCCTAGTGGAATTGCACTAAAAATAAAAGATTTAGAAAGATTTGAGGATTATCAAGACGATATTGAACTTTGGCGTATGTATGAGCATGATTTATACCACGTTGAAAAACATATAGCAGAATATAACAATATTAGATTACCTGAAATGCTAGGACTTGATTTTAATGAGCCTGAATATCCAAAAACTGTTCAAGACCAAATATTATTAGATGAACACAGACTAAAACATCATATGATTAATGAAGTTGATTTACTTATGTCTTATAATGGTGATTTAACAAAAGATGAGGCTGCCCAAATAATACAAGATAATAAAGATTTTATGGAAGACCCTCATTATGCTGCTATGGAAGGAAAACCTGTCCAAGAAACTGTAGAAACAGAACAAATACAAGAGATTAATAGTGAAAATAACAACTAAACTTGATTCCAATGTTAATTTTAATAAATTAATTACAAATCTTACTAAAATTACAGACAAGGCTTTATCTAATGCAGCAAAAGATAGTTCTGAGGTAACAAAAATTAATATACAGAATAGTAATGATAATAAAGGGGGAATGTTAAAGCCTTTATCTAAAGTTACTAAAAATGTAAGAAAAAATGGTTCTCTTAGAGGTAATATAATACCTAAAGATAAAAGACAATTTGCATTATTTAAAAGATTACCTAATGTTGGTGGAGAAAAGCCTTTATTTTATACAGGAGCACTTTTATCTAGTATAAATTCAAAAAAAAATAATTTAGTAATGGCAGGATATGGAGCAGAGCACAATGAAGGTTTTACATTTCAAACTACAAGTTTTCAAACAGGTAAAACTGTTAGTAGGGATGTTCCCCCTAGACCTTTTATTGAATTTTTTGTAAGCGATAAAACAAAAGATATATTTTTAAAAGACTTAGATAAAGGATTGTCAAAATAATGCTAGAAGAAGATATATTAATTCCTGAAGATGTTTATGATGAAATTTGTATAATTATGGATTGTGATTATATAAGTTTTATGGGGATTAGTTAGTTTGAGAAGATTCTGCTTTTATTATTTCGTTTTGCCAATCTTTTCTTTGTGCAGGTGTAGGTCTACGGTTCTTTAACGGTTTTATTCCTGCTTTTTCGGCTCTTTTACGCCACCTATACCACTCTTTTTGTTTTTCATTATACTCTAGCCTCTCTTTTTCTGTTTTAATAGCATTTTTGCAGGCTTTTTTTTCTTTTTTAGTCCTTAAATTTTGATTTTCTTCTTTTCTATCAGGTAATTTTATATCCTCTACATCAACTGCATCCATAACATCTAACACATCAGCATCTGATTCTATCTCTACATCTGCTTTTAAAA